CCTACACCTCAGTATTGGATATCAACAGACCAAAAAATGGAAGCCTTGACACTACCTGCAAAGCGTTGGGGTGTCAAGATGAGTGACATTCAATTTGATGACTATGTTGATTGGGACAAACCTCGTGCTAAACTAGAACAGTTACAGGTTAATTGTCCATTCAAGACTATCATCGTGGATTCTATTACATCCATAGGTGATGCTATGACTCGACAGGTTAGAAGACTCAAGATGCAGGACAATACAGGAAAGAAAATTGGTAATATTCCTGTATCTGGTTTTGAGGAATTTAATGCTGAATCAGCAGCCTTTCAAGAGCTTATTGCTCTATTGAAAGATATTCACAAGTTTCATGGTGTTCATGTCATTCTCGTTGCACATATCCTAGGTGCTCGTAAGGATAATGATGCAAACAAACTCACTCACCACTCGCGCATCATTGTAACTGGTGCGGAAAAAATCTCTGCTAAGATTGCAGCTTATATGACTGAAGTATATCACTTCAATATTAAGCCTGCGTTTGAAGCAGACAAGGAGGGTTCATATGCTTTGATGACAGTCCATACAGGTAATGATTATGCTAGAACATCATTACCACTACCACAGGAAATTGCGTTTAACAATGAGCCGTTATACGACCGTTTCGTATTACCGGCAATCAACAAACTAACGGCTGAGAAGCCAATAGAAAGGATTAAAACACCAACAACACAAAAATCTGACACACCAACACCAGAAGCTAGACAAACGTCTATCTTCACACCACCAACCACACAACCAACCACGTTTTAACAGTGACAAACTAGGAGTGCAGACCAATGCCAGTTATTAGTTTTAGTCAGCGCGACCTGATGCGTGGAAAGATTATCACCCCTGCATGGTATAGGGTGAAAATCGACGCTATAGGTGAAGCCCCCGCGAAACAGTCTGAAAAGGGGCCATCTACTAACTATCCCGTTGAAGCTACTGTTATGTTCAATGGTGATACGGGGGACACTGAGTTTGCTGGTGTTCCTTTGGATTGGAATTTCAATAGCAAGGCTATTGGTTTTGCTGTTGGATTTCTACAGTCTTTCGGTGTAGATGTTCAGGCTGGAACTCGCTTTGACCTGAAGTCTGCCGAAGGTAGGGAAGTCGATGTTTTCGTAGAGAATGACCAGTGGCAGGGACGCCTTGTGAATCGTGTTAATCACAAGTATCGTGCCATTCGTGCAGAAGTTACTGCTATGGTTTAGTTATTAACTACCTGTCAATCATGCAGCTAAGCCTATAACCTGCATGGTAGCTGTAGGCTTAACCACTAGGCCAGTGGGGAGAGTGCTTAGAAATGAATGTGTGGATAAAGTGGCCCACACTGACAGGTGCATAATCTAACTATGGAGACTAACATGGCTACATTACGTATTCAATTGCGTATCAAGTGTGATAGAACTATTGAAAAGGGTGAAATTCTACAACTCAATCCAGACGAGGTTTATACCAAAGCTGGATATAATTATGACACTATTCTAATGATTGAAACAACTATTAACCCAATTCCTACGCCAAAGGAATATCAGAAAGCTGTGGAATCACTATCAGAATAGCTTAATGCTATTCTAATCAAAGTTCTAAATGTAGAAATTAGGAGAATTGAAATGTTTGATACACCTAAGAAAGAAGAACTCGAAGAAACAGTGGATATGGATGAAGTATCCAAATCTGATGAAACTCTTGACGAAGCTGAGGTTGACGAGGATTTGGACCCCGAACCTGACGACGTTGTAGAGTAACAAACTCATTAGCATAATCGGAAATATATCTGTGTTATCTTTCACTGGGAGGGTGAGAGATAATAAAAGCCTAAAAGAGGCCAAAAGGTTATGCTGATGATAGGGTATCCTTCTGACGTGCTGATAAGTATGATAACTTACGGACGTAAAATACTAGAAGGATACCCGCTTTTTACTGGGATAACTACTATGAAAGATAAACGGATTGAAGAAATATGGAATGAAATAGAAGATACTGAACCAGATATCTCTACAGAGAGATTGATGGCTATGACTGTAGAGCGAATTAACATGGAGACAGGTAAAGAATTTAATTGTGGAGATGTTGCCGAAGCACTCTACAGACTTCATATAAAAAAGAAGGATAAATAAAATGTCCACCGAATCCGAAACTACTACAGTAGTAGAGGAAAGCCGAATTAAAGGAAAGATTACCAAAGTATCTGATGGAGGATGGGGCTTTATATCTTCTAAAGATATTAAGTTTACGCGTATCTTCTTTCATTGGACCTCACTGAAACAAGATACTCTCCGGTTTCAGGAACTAAAAAATGGAATGAAGGTAGAGTTTACGCCGGTTGAATTTGAAGGAAAGGGCTGGCGTGCTATTAAGATACAGGTGATTCCTGATGAACCGTCGCCAGCTACTTAAACTCTTAGCTATGGGAGTAATAGGTCATGAATTAGACACTGACCGATTACTCTGGATACCAGGACAAAAGACTATCTTTTTGCCCTCTACTAGTATTACTGGTATATCTTGGTCGGAGATACTTAGGACAGAAATGGATAGATACGCGTCGAGAATTAATGAATTGTTTGAAAGAGACTGTTTATTTTACGCAGCGTTAAAAAATGACATTTAGAGAACGCTACAATAGTGAATCTACATGGCACGGTAAGGTAGCCGTAATGGAAATCTTTCATCTCGCTATGTGTTTGCGAGAGAAGGGATGGACTATTACTAAAACTGCCGAACATTTTGGATGTAGTATCGGTCTTGTAAGTGAAAACCTGCGACTTGCTTATGCAATACATGAACATCCTAAGATTTTAGGCTGTGAATCGCGACAGTTAGCTTTAAAGAAGATAAAATGATAGGAAAAACACATGAAACTTGAACCAGATGTTAAGCAGACTATTCTAGAATTTGCTCGTGAGTTTCCAATTCCATCAGGTGAGGTTGCCTGTCAAAATTGGACACATAGGTTATGTCAACAATTAAAGTATTCTCATCCTGCTAATAATTGGGGACATAAGAGTGCAGGTATGGGACGGCCACATTCTAAGGATACAATTGCTATTCAGTATCCTTTTACTGGATGGGATATTCTCATTGGTGCTGGGGCTATTAATCCTATTCTAGATGTTAATGCAGATAGTATAGACTTAACAGGACAGGTTTTTGAATTTGTTGAAGCTAATAACTATCTTGGAGATATAGTTAGTCCACCTATTCCTCCAATTCCTCCAATTCCTGAACCTCCTATAAGTGTAGAGGAAAAACTAGACCAAATTATTGAAATGATACGAACATTTCATGATGAAGAAATGGAAGCTATCATAAAAGATAGAATCACTAGGATGGCATAATGGCTGAAATATGGAAACCTCAATCATGGGATGTTTTAGAATACTGGGTTAGCACTATATTAGATGAAGCCTCGGATTTATTGAATCACTGGGAGGCTTCATTCATAGAAGATATGGAGGTTAAAGTTATCAATAAGTGGCCTTTAACTAAAGCACAACAAGATAAACTCGAATCTATTTACGCGGAGAAAACAAAATGAATATCGAACAGATTTTCACGTATCACAAGCCTTTTGGAACACAGCCAATGCGATATGAAGGAATTCGCACAGCAGCAAAGGTGCTTGCTGAGATTATAGTAGATAATTGCCCAGATAGTAGAGAGCGTTCAGTAGCTCTTACTAATTTACAGCAAGCAGTTATGTGGGCTAATGCTTCTATTGCTATTAACGAAGAAGATATTAGTGGAATGTAAAATGAAATACGTTCCTGGACATGGCCCATTAGGAGCTAAGCTTATGATATTGGGCGAAGCTCCATCTACTCAGGAAACTATTGCAGGTATGCCATTTGTAGGAGCATCAGGAAAAGAACTAGATAGACTATGCTTCGATGCCGGGATTCAACGGGGCAACTGTTGGGTGTCCAATGTATGTAAATATGAAGTTCCTCCCAACCTACCCGGTAAGAAGATTCCTTTTACAATTAGAGCTAAAAATATTGGAATAGATATGGAGACTCAAATCCATGACTTACAAGAAGAAGTTAATCAAATTAAGCCTCATTGTATATTGGCTCTTGGTGGGACTGCTCTTTGGGCTTTATCTGGAAAGACTAAAATCGGACATTACCGTGGTTCTATTATGCACGGTATGGGTGTTAAATTTGTTGCTACTTTTCACCCTGCTCATCTTTTACATCAAACCTCGGGAGTAGAATTCAAAGGATACTGGAATAGACAGGTAATGATATTTGACTTTAAAAGAGCTAAACATCAATCCAGTTTTCCTGAATTAGTCCTTCCCTCACGAATACTCGAAATTTGCAAAAATTCGGCTCAACTAGCCGAATTTAGAAATCGTTATAAAGATAAGATTCGGATGGCTGTGGATATTGAGGCTAATGGAACCTGTATACCTGTTTGTATTGGGCTTTCATGTAATAAGCATCATGGGATGACAATTCCACTTTGGAACTGTGATGGTATTTCAACTATTCCTGATTCCGATTTAGTTCAAATATGGATTATTTTATCGGAGTTATTGTATGAAAAAGAAATCATTGGACAAAATTTTAACTACGATAGAGATAAAATCAAACGACTCGGATTTATTATCCAAACTTTGGCATCAGATACGATGCTCAAAGCCCACGCAATTAACCCTGAACTTCCCAAGAACCTCGCATTTAACACGTCTATCTTTACAGAGGAACCCTTCTATAAAGACGAGGGGATGTATAAGGGTAGTATCTCTGACCTACTTACCGGATGTGCGAGAGATGCTTGTGTAACACTTGAAGTAGATGAGAATATGGATGCTGACTTGGATGAAATAGGTCAACGTCCATTCTTTGAGAATTTCTTAATGAAATTACCTGAACTCTATTGGGGAATTGAACAACAAGGTATGGCTATTGATTCCCCTGCTAGAGATGCTCTAGTTCATAAATATGTAGCATGGGATGAAAGGACTAGATATGAATTATTCAAACTTGTGGGGGCGGAGATTAATGTTAATTCTCATACGCAAGTTGGCACATTACTATGGGATAACCTTAAACTCCCTCGCAAAGCCACGACGGGTGAGGAAGATATTACAGCCCTGCTTAACAGTCCAACTGCCGTTAAAAGACCTGAACATAGGCGAATCTGTGAGCTTATTCTTGAGGGTAGACGGGTCAGAAAATCTATTTCCACTTATCTCATGGCGCTCCCAGACTATGACGGTAGAATGCGAACAACATACTTCCCCTGTCTTGATACTGGTAGAACTTCTACTGGACAACAAGACCCTCCTATTCGACCCACCGTTGAAGTAATAGATGAGAATGGGAAAAAGAAAACTAAAGTTCTAGGCACCGCATTTCAGACCATGACTAAACATGGTGATATCGGTGCTGATATTCGTAGCATGTATATTCCTGATTCGGATGATGAAGAATTTGTCCAGGCAGATAGTTCACAAGCCGAAGCAAGAGTAGTAGCTTTATTGTCTGATGATGAAGATACATTAAGGATGTATGATGAACATGATATTCACGCTCTTACTGCTTCTTGGTTTTTCGGTGGCAGTGAATCTGATTATTCTAAAAAGATACTTGGTTACGAGCATCCTATTAGATTCGCTGGTAAAACTCTTAGACACGCAGGGCACCTCGGCGCAGGAAAGCGTAGGGCATCTATTGAACTCAACACTCAGGCTAGGAAGTATAAGATTCCTCTACAAATTTCGGAAGCGATTGCAGAGAGAGCACTTAAAATCTTCCACTCTAAATCTCCTCGCGTTCAGACAATATTCCAAGCAGAGGTCATTGAAGCCTTAAAACGTAATAGACAGCTTATCGCTCCAGTTCCTTATGGTGTAAATGCTAGAGAAGGTGGAAAACGAACCTTCTATGAACGCTTTGGAGAAGATTTATTTCGTCAAGGATTTTCTTATCTTCCTCAACGTGCTGTATCTGATAATACTAAAGCAGCAGCTTTACGAATTAAAGAGAGAATTCCTATCATCAAGATAGTCATGGAGGCTCATGATGCTCTCTTATTCTGTATACCTATTGAAATGAAACCTATATGGATTCCCATTATTAAGGAGGAAATGGAACGACCAATAGATTTCAGACATTGCACATTGATTCGTCATTCATTATCTATTCCATGTGATATTGAAGTAGGTAAAAACTATATGGACCTAAAGAAATTTAAGGACTTAATAATCACTAAGCCAGTTATAATTCCATCGAAACCTAAGTCTATTACTGATTCATTTATTGTAGGAGAATAAAATGTATAGCCAATTCGACCTAACTTTTGTGTTTAGAGATGCTAATATGAAACTTATTTCAATAGACCATATTAAAACCAATAATTCTGTGCAGTTTTTAATCCAACTACGATTTATGCTACAAAATATGAATAGAAATATAGGAAGTCTTGAAAGATATGAAGAATGTGGTGGGGATGAAAATGGAAATCTTCCCTTCTAACATAAGAGTTCTATACTACCATTTTTCTCCTGATGAGGTATTAGCCCTATATAGATTAATACATTATATGGGATGGATACCTCATGATGATGAGGAGATGATTAGAGTAATCAACCATGTATGTGAAATCGTAAAACAAAATGGCATGGCTACAGGAAATAATCAAACAACATGAAGAACTGGAATCACCAGTTTCTTTTTGGTATTGGAGTGCTATAGCAGCGTTATCAGCTGTAGTGAAGGACCAGGTATGGCTTGACAGACAAATTTATAATCTATATCCTAATATCTACGTTATGCTTCATGCTGAAAGTGGACTAAAAAAAGGTCCACCTATTAGTATGGCTAGACAGTTGGTAAAGCCTGTAAATAACACTCGCATTATCAGTGGACGTAGTTCTATCCAAGGTATTCTAAAAGACTTAGGAACTGCTTATACTCAGCCTGGGGGTAAAATACAGACTAAATCTGTAGCCTTTATCTGTTCATCAGAATTGAGTAGTAGTATAGTTGAGGATAGAGTAGCTACGAAGATACTAACAGACCTATATGACCGTCAGTATAATGTAGGTGAGTGGCGTTCACTATTGAAGATGGAAACTTTTGAATTAAAAGACCCTACTATCACTATGCTAACTGCTACAAATGAAGCTATGTCAGAGGATTTCTTTACTCGTTCGGCTATACAAGGAGGATACTTTGCACGAACTTTTATTGTCTACGAAAAAGAGTCTAAAGTATCTAATAGTCTTATCTATCCTCTTTCTCATCCTCCTAATTATGCCAGTTCTAGTGATTATCTTAAACAAGTGGCGAAGCTAACTGGAAAATTTCATCCAATAGCAGGAAATGATAGAACTGATGAATTTAGATGGAAGAAAACCAAACATGGTAGAGAAGTTTGGTTTAGTGAGGTAGGAATTATTTATGATGATTGGTATGAAAACTTTAAGGAATTAGTCAAAACGAGTGAAAGAGATGAGACTGGCACACTAAATAGATTTGGTGATAGTGTATTGAAAGTAGCTATGCTGCTTTCCCTCGCAGAACATCCCCAACTTATTTTAACTGGGGAAGCGATGAATAACGCTATAGTAGAATCAGAGAAACTATTAGGAAATGTTAGAAAAACTACGATGGGGAAACATGGTATTAGCCAATCTGCTCTATTAAAAACGATGATTATCATGGAACTGCTTAACCGAGATAATCATCAAGTTACTAGAACAGTCATGATGAAGAAGATGTGGCAGCATTATGAAAATGCTACAGAATTTGATGATATCATGCAATCATTCGATGCCTCGGGAATGATTAAGACTAATAGTGTGGGAAACCAGATTCTTTACACAATGCCACCAGACCAAGTTCAAGAACTCAAGGTCTATATGGCTGGAAAATCAAAGAAATCATATGAATGATTACTGCTTACCTCCAATTTGAATATCATACTTATCTAATCCCAACATAGGAGTAAATATAGGTGTAGTAGGAGCACCAGTATAAGTCTGAGAACCTCCTCCTACTCCTGAGAATGGAATTACTAGAGGAATTAGCTCAGGATGTTCATTCATTAATTCGGCTATATCTCCACTCATCATAGGAACATATAGCTGTATAAGTCTATCTAGAACATGCACAGGCTGACGTTCATTAACAGCACCAATATCAAAGATTAGTTTAGCAGTAGGATGAAGTTTTTGTGCAAGGAAATTACCAATAGCACTAGTTCTAGTTAATGGATTAAATCCCTGACCAAAGGGTTGAGACTTTCCCGAAATAGAAGAAGAATATTGACCCCCAGGAGTTCCTAGATATCCAGTAGCCAAATCTAATGGCATAATACCAGTATCGGTAGGTTCAATAGGTAAGTGCATCCAATCTGGTTTAATACGACTCCCTAGCACGAGGAACTGCTGAAATCCTGCACCTGGGTCTAGTCTAGTATCTCCAATTTTAATCTTTCCAAAATCAGGATTATTAGGGTCTGTAACTACTTCTCCACCAGCCATTGAACCTAGTTGAGCTATACCCCACCAAGCAGCAACAGTTCTTAGCATAGCATAAGTATACTGTTTTCTAATAACTGGATTAGCCATCATATAGGTAGAAGGATTAAGCATCCTAATTCTAGATGCCATCAATCTTGGACTAAAGAATACATCAGCAAGTTTTTGTGCATGCATTTCAAGACTATACTGATGCTCACCAAATCCAGTCTTTAGAGTGCCTGCACCTGTAGTGTCATTCAAGAATTGCGCGAGTTCTTTAGCTAGTGGAATATTTCTAGTGAAATCCAATTTAGGGTCTTTATGAATCTTAGCTAGAGTTTTACCATCTTGAATAAAAGCTTCAAGTTGAGTATATCTGAGGTCATTTAGAAATGCAGAAAAAGCCCTATTACTAGCAGCTACATATCTACCTACACCAGGAAGTCTTTCTGCAAGTTGAGACTTAATACCTTCTGTTCTAGTTCCTCTAACATCCTTCAAATCGGTCATTCGTATACCGATTTCTTCAGCGAAGGATTTAACTTCAGTCCCATCTGCAAGATATCTCTTTCGGTATAATGGACTTTCTTTAATCTGCTTCATTCTAGCATCATACCATGCTTTTTCTCCAAATGCTTTTGCAGCAGAATTCCATGATTTAAACCAGTTCTTAGTTCCAGCCCAAGGCATAGCCTGTCTAAATGCAGCAGATGTAACAAATGGTGGGTCCACTGACATAAGGCCACGCGAAAGGTCATAAATCTGTCGTGGCATACCTATTTCAGTATCAGGTTTAGTCTTTTCCTTTGGTGTAGGTAAAACATCAGATTCTAGAAGTGGAGCTTTCGCTACCATTTCTATTCTTTTGAAACGGATATCACCAGTTACAGTTTCTTCTGCAAACCTAAATCCATTATCAAATAGTGTTTTTACTACATCAGGAGTAGCTTTACCATGCTTAACTATAAGCTCACCACCTTTAGGAATAATATCAAGACTAGATTTATGGAAAGGTTCTTCTTTACCAGGTCTAATAACTAATTCACCCTTTTCACTTTTGAATCGTTCAGCTAGTCCTTCCCACTTACTAAAAATCTTCCCCGGTAATGCAGGGTGATTCTTAACCTTATCCATTAAGTCATTATATGCCTTAGTTTCCAGCTCATTAAATTGGTCTATTCCCTTCCTTCTACGCATCGCACGTAGAGCTTTAATAGCTGTATCTAAGTCTTCATTTCCAGTTTTAGGAATATCCTTAATAACCTTTCCTAATCCTTCTGGAGTAGGTAACTGATTCAATGGTTTAACTGGAGGAATAGCATCTTGAACTACCTTTGGAACTCCCGACATCTTATCAAAGAATCCCTCGGGCATTTTTGATGCTTTAATTTGTTCCTTAGCAGCATACCAAAGAGTCTTGGTTTTATTAAAACTATACTTAGTAACATTCTGTAGTTCAGCTACATTTTTTACTTGACCAGAAGTGATTAAATCAATAACTTCTTGTACACCTGCTGGTTTAGGAACTGTAGGACCAGCTTCGGTAGTTAGTGGAAATGGTTTTTCTTCATAAGGAGGAGGAGGAGCTTCTCCAGGAATTTGTTTGCGTTCAAAAAATTTCTTATAAAGTTCAGCTTTTCGTTCTGGACTTATTTGAACACTATCTGGAAGGTCTGGTAGTCCTTCCGAAGCACGTTTCATATTTTGTAGATAATGAAATTCCTCTTGAGTGCCCGGACTAACCCATGTGCCTTTATCTCCCATACTAACTACAACAGTCTTATTAGTAGGAGTAGGTTCAGGAGGAAGAGAAATCTCCTCAACAGGAGGAATAATAGATTCTTCAATAGGGGGAGTTTCAGTTTTAATTCTCTCAGCCTTCTTAAACCTAAAGTCTCCCTTATCATTTAACCCTGTAAATTCATATCCCTTATTACGAGCTTCTACGATAAAATTAGGATTAACTACTTCTTTCTCAACAATATATACTAGTTTATCTGGAACCTTAGACGTAACATCTACTTCAGGAATAGGTTCAACTTTAGGTTCAGGAGCTTTAGTCTTACGCTTAGTCTTTAGTTCCTTTTTATAAATATCCTCCATGAGAATGATGGCCTGTGCTTGTGTAATCTGACCCTTTTCATATGCAGACTGAATATGAGTTGTATTTGATAGTTTGGTATCAATTACATTGGGTCCAAATATATCATCAAAACCTGTAATATTAGGTTCGCCACGGGCCGCTATAGGCTCCGCAACTCCGGGATGAATCGAAGGTCGAACGGGCAATCCGGGTTCAATGGCGGGGCTGCTAAGGGGCTTCCTTGCCCCTTTAGAGGCAATCGGGGAGTGCATCATTCCGAGCGTCCCCATAGCCACTTCCGTTAAACCCATACCCCTTTCACCTAAACTGAGATTAGGGTCTGCTGCTACTGTAGCACCATGTATAGCAAAGGGTGCTGCGGCTGTTCTTGCACCCCTACTAAGCCATTTAGCAGTTTCTTCATAACCCATCTTACCTGCTGTAGTAGACCCTTTAAAGAGTCCCATAGTAGCAAGATTAAGAGGAGAGGTTAATTCTGATGCAACATTTCCTAATCCTTCTGCTGCTCCACCTAGAAATCCTCGCGCTCGTGCGGATACACCAGCCATATAATCATGAAACCCACCTTCACCAGTGGGCATATTAGCTAGTGTAGGTTCGGTATACCAATCCGCAAACTTCCTACCAATATCTGATGGAATGGTAGTAAGTGGAGTAATAGCTGTATCCCATGCTTGACGCATTAAAGATGGAGATTCCTCATCAGGAATAAATCTCTCATCTTCTGGCTTATCAGGAATAAATCTTGGGTCGGGCTGTTGTGGCATTTTATTTCACCACTTCATATCCGGCTGCAACTGCTTCTGCGGGTGTTCCTTTGAATGTTCCTTTTTGACCCTGCTTATTTTTAACTTTTATAGTTCCACTAGTAGGACTAGTAATAGCAGGAGTAGTAGGTTGACTCCCCTGCATATATTGAGGAGCATCCTTACCATATATAGCTGCAATTATCTGTTTATGTTGTTCTGGTGTGGGACCACGCGCTCCAATTCCATACCAAGATGGCTTGACTGAAGGAACAACAGTAAAATCACCCGCAGAACCTAATTTAATATATTTAGCTAGTTCTGGATTACTATTTCTAATTGCCATAGCTTTATTATATCTATCAGTTTTTACAGCAGATGGAGTTAAATCCTTACTAGCACTACCAGAAGCAACACCCTTAGTAGCTCTAGCTTCTTTTCCACGCATACCCACTAAAGTTTCTCTACCAGCTTGTCTAACTCCTTCAGTAGTTCTAGCTTCTTCTCCAGTGGCAGCAATTCTCTCCAATGCTTGTTCTTGCCCAAGAGTAATTTTATCCATTTCACTCATACTACCAGTTGGAATACCAGTATCATGAACTTCTTGAGTCTGAGGATTTATCATCATGACATTTCCACCCTTAGTCATGACAATTTTCCAATCAGGATGCAAAGCCTTAAATGCGTAAATATCAGTACGTTGCTGAAGAATCTTAGCCTTAACTTCATCATTCTTTTCTTTAGCAATTTGTACTTTTTCACGTAGTTCTGTCTGCATCTGCTGATAGGCCATAGTTCTCTGATTAACATTCTCATATCTCTCAAGATTAGCTGCTTGCTGTGCAGGTCCAATCTTATCCTTCCATTCTGTCACCTTCTTATTATAGGGTTCATGATAGAACTGTTCAGCACGATTTGAACCTTTAGTATAGTCTACAATCATAGCTCCAATTCTGCGAAGCCATGATGGATTATCTTCCTGTGGATACTGTTTAATCATCTCATCAAATCTTTGAGAAGCATCATTCTGAGGCTGATATAATTCTCTCATCCTCGCGCCTGCATCCATTTCAGGCATACCCTGACCAGGAGTAGGCATATTCATATTAGGAGTCTGAATCCCCTGCATGGGAGAAATATTCATAGGACCAAAATTAACATTCCAGGGGTCATTTCTAGCCATATCTGGAGCTTCAATTCCAGGCATACCGAATGTAGGAGGAGGCATAGCATTTATATCCCCCGGAACACTCATACCTCCATCACCCATACCCATACTAATATCTCTAGGAATAGGATTAGCGGGATAAGGCATACGCCCTGTAATTCCACCCTGTTGAGGTAAATCATTACCCATTGGGCTCGGAGCGAAAATGTTCTGTTGTCTCAAATATTCGAGGAAGTTAGGCATTTTCGTTATCCCTTAATGAGCATTAAATTCCCAAGGATTGGGTTCACCAGGATTAGCCCAAGGTTCAGACCAACTACTCCAATCATACCAATCATTCCAGGGATTATTTTCGCCATATCCACTACCTGCACCACCATAAGGCATATACCAGTTATTTGAATTCAAGTAAGGGTCGCCATAAGTATTATAGGGGTCATTTTCATAAGAATTATTATCTGGATATCCGGGGAAATAGTAATTAGAACTAGTATTATAGTTACCAGGAGTCCCAGTCGGCATCTGAGATTGATATCCAGTAAATTGATTACCACCCATATTATTAGGAGTATTATACCCCATAGGTGTAGAACCTGATGGTCCAGCATTGGGTTGACCACCACCACCACCACCACCACCTAGATATGGAATTATACTACCAGCCTTTTCCAATAGTTTTTCCCACCATGCTTTATCTTGTGTCTGTCCACCATACGCATTAATCTGAGCACCAAGTAATCCAAGACCAGTCTGATTACGTAACTGCTCAAGATTGATTCTATTCTGGTAAGCTTGTAGAGCCTGATTACCAAACATACTAGACATACCAGGAGTAGTTCCATATAGACTAGTTCGACCACTCAATGCTGCTAATTGATTCTGACGGAGATTCTGCAAGGACTGTTCAGATAGTTGTTGTGCCTGCAAATCTGCGTTCTGATTTGACATGCTGGCTTGCAACATTCTACCTGCATCCTGACTAGCAAGACCCCCCATTGTGCTACCAATATTAGTAAGACCGGAAAGTCCAGCAAGTCTACCCTGTCTAATAGCATCTGCTAACTGTGCATTAACAGTAGTTGTAGCATCAGCCATTTGACCCGGTAATTCTCTCTGAGCCTTACTAGCGGCAGCGATATAATTAGGAGAACCACCACTTCCACCTAATGCTCGCGCACGATTCATCTCCATCATCGTATTGCCATATGCAGAACGAATTGGAGAAATACCACGCGCTCTCAACTCCTGAATATCAGTAGGTGAATACCCACCTGTCTGGGCGAATTCACTATATCCAGGAGCAGCTTGACGCATATATCCATAAGCTTCCTGTTGTTCAGCAGGATTAGTAGCCTTAACATTCTGGTAATTAAATTTTGTTGGCCCACCAAGATTATTAGCAAAATTCTGGTATCCGCCCATAATATTGCTATAATCTTCTTTATTTTGGTCAACAGCACCCATATAGTTATTCCACATCTGTTGAGATTGTGGAATATACTCCTTTTCAAGAGGAGTCTGCTGACTCATCAGATTTTGATACCAGCTTCCTGCTCGCTGACCAACACCACTTAGTTCATTATTACGCGAGTTGTCTTTTCCCATTTTGGCACCTTTATAGCCAAAGCCGGACTGCGAGGAAAGAATCCATGTCTAACTAAATGGCGTGCATACGCATCATTATCTTTAATAAATGCAACTATTTCTTCCAATCCAAATCTATTACCTAAGTATAATACTGCTTTTTGAGCTTCAATCAAAGCACGACCAATTTTAGTACTATCCTTATCTTTATCTGTCACTAAGACAGCTTCACCTATCATTTGAACACCACCAGCTATCAGCATTTCATCATTATCTTCAATTATAAATGCACCATAGAAATTATTAAAAAAATCAGGAAATTCCAGGTCAGGATAATGCTTATGGTGTAGTTTCCTAGCCTTATCCACATCTTCGCGTTTCATTCCACGAACATTCATGAGTCTATCGCTCCATATCTCAAATTTTGAGCTATTCTTCGCGCCCATCCTTTACCATGATGAGGCCAATTTTTTAGTTTAGTCATAAATTCTAGTCTTTCAGCATTTAATCGCATAATCATATCAGATTCGGTAGCTCTACTAGCTGCACCCTGACTAATTGGACCCCAATGTCCATCATCTGCTACACCTAATGCACGTTGAAAATAACGAATAGCAGTTCCAATACCAGAATTAACAGCAAAGTCGAATAGTTGAAAAGTTACGCTATCCGGTAAATCTTTAGCATCAATTCTAAGCCAAAAATCTGTATAATAAATGAATTTCGCATCTTCTCTAGTTAAGTTTTTAATATCTAAATGGGGATATACCCGTTTGGATATACCCCATTTAGTTTCACCACCAGGGTCATTAGGGTCATTTGTATAACCCCCTTCATGCCCTATTAGCCGATTAAAAACATCATCCCAGGACAATCTCATCACCATCAATAGTTATAGTCATGACATTATTAGTGCCAGCGAATGCTTCGACAATTTCTGCGGCTTCAAGAACATAGTAACAGAAATGGTCAAGCACAGCACCAGCCGCGATACTATAAGCATCGAAAAGTCTAGTAGCAGCAGCATCAGCACCAATAGAAATAGTAAGTGTTACAGCAGCACCAGTTGGATTTTCAACATGAATATGTCGAATTACTGTCTTAGTTGCTGCTGGACAAGTATACTGTGTTGCAGCAGCATTAGTTAACAGTAAAGGTCCAGCGAGTCTTTTTGGGATTCTAGCCATTGTTTTCTCCTACTTATCCATTATAAAAAGGGTTGCAAAATATGCTGGCGCAGCCGAAGTCTGTAATCCTTGATAACCCCCAAGAATACATGCATTACTCGGAATCCAAAGTCCAGGTTCAGAATATGCAACTTCTCGTCCTGTGCTAACAGTGGGAGGCATATTAATTGTAATTATTCTAGCAATTAATAGACTAATAGTTGGTGAACCCGATGGAGCCAATGAAGTGCCTAAAGTAATACTTTCAATAGATTTTACACCACTATCATTTGCTTCAAGTGCAAACCATACAATTGTTCCTATAACAGCTGTAGCCGGAATCATTAATCCCGCAGCATTACTAAGAAATGCTGTTCTACCTGCTGCTCCAGCACTATTTGTATAACTAATAGTTGAATTATATATGGCTGCTGCATTTGTAGTTGCTACAGTAACTAGTAAACCAATTCTACATCCCTCACCTTTTGTATCTCCATTATCATCACGAGCTGGTAATGTAGGTGTAGTAATTGCTTGTGCTCCAGTTGTAGTTGGAACAAGACCTGAATTCACCCATAAAACATCATAGAACCAAAATGAATCCAAATACTGTGACCAAAACTCTATTCTCGTAAGATAACGACGATATCCAGTTGCTACAATAGGTAAAGGAACACATCCTCCATCATTAGTAGCGTCTAATCCATCTGTAATTCTACCATCTACACCCGGAGTCCCAGGGGACCAAGGACCAAATGTTCCATTATCTTTACTCCAACAATAATGATAATATTGTGCATCTGCTGCTAATAATGCCTTTTTAATAGGAATTACATAACTAGTACCTTGTCTTAAATATTCATAAGTCTGTCTTAATCGTCCAAATTCATCATGAATTGTAAATCCATTTTCAGGAGTATACATTAATGATTCATTATAATTAAGAGTAGCTTTATAAATTATATATTTAACTGCACTAACATCTTTTTGAACTGTTACTACCTGGGGTGTTACTCCTCTATTAATAATATTTAGTAACTTTACACCACGATATGTTGATGCCGCAGGTGCAGCAAGAACTGAAGTAGTTGTTGCAGTTGTAATTGTGCCTTGCACAGTTCCTGGAGTATGCGCAATAGCAGTAGTATCTATAAAAGTAATAAGATAGTCAGTATTCAACGCTGCTGCGGTAATAACTTCTAACGTATGCGTTGTATCAGTTAGTCCTATCACAATGCACCCCAAATTATCAAATTAAGAGCCTGAGCCATAGTTAATCCACCGCCCCCTCCACCACCAGCCGGACCTTGTGGACCTGGAATAATATATGGATGTTCAGGTTCTTCTGCATCTAATCCAGGTATTCCGACTCCCGGTATACCTTGTATACCTTGTGGACCCGGCATTGGAAGTTGACCAGCAATAGGAGCATTAGTATAACTTTGATGTGTAGCTCCTTCAAAATAAGTAGTTACACTGACATTCGCTGGTCCAGATACTCTAGCTACATATAGCTTATATACTAATCTCTGAGTATCCAATAGAACTACATCAGCAAGATTGTAGAAATCAAAATTAACTTCATCTATCGAAGTATCTGTAAAAGAATCAGAATAAGATGAACCAATCAGAGTTTCACCTGTTCCGTCAGCATTACAGTAATAGATTTCCATCAAATATCTAGCAAAGCCACCAACTGTCGTAACTGCACCGTGAATATGAGAATCCTCTTTACCAGCTAGATAAGCATATACTCCAGGAACTCCAAGAGGAGTAGCAAATGAAACAAGTAGATTATCACCAACTCCAGCACATACCTGAACTATAGTAGATTCAGCATTAGCAGAAGGAGTTAATTGAGCTATCTTATACCCCGCCAAATCAGAAGCATCAGTGTTATTAAACCAGAATGTTACACCAGAATTTCCACCAGTTAATCCTCGCGGACCTACTGCACCAGGAATTCCATCAAAACCTATTTCACCAATTTCACCATCTATACCAGGTGTTCCTGGAGCACCAGTAGCACCAATAGAACCAGTCTCACCTGTAGCACCAGCTTGTCCTGGGTCGCCATCTATACCATCTTCACCATCAATAGCTAACATTGATATACCAGGTAATCCTGATGGTCCCGGTAAACCATCAATACCTATTCTACCTGGTGGCCCTGGTACTCCTTCTCCCCCTTCTTCACCATCTATAGATAGAGGTAAAGCAGCGGATATAATTCTTCTACCAAGAGCATCATTAAATTGAATCCCTGCGCCAGCTATTTCTTGCAAAGAATTAGGAAGTCCTACCTCCTTATTCTTTGTAAGATATGTAGCTCCTAATAGTCCTATTCCTCCACCACCGCCTCCGCTACCACCACTAATTGCTGATTGCGTGGCAGTAATTTCTCCTCGCAAGAAATCAATTAACTGATTAATTACTTGATATAGAGCAAAATTCTCCTGTTGTAACCCCGAGGTTAACAACTGAGATTTTAGTCTATCCAATACATTAGCAGCCATTATGCGGGATACTCCATCGCAACAGGCTTAGCGAAGATTATAATACGCTGAATTTGGAACCATTCATCTATAGTATCAACATGACCTACAAGTCTAATTCGCTGAGATTGAAGGTTAGCCAATCTAAGAGGTTCAAATCTAGTAGTTGGAGTCATAGGAACATCAACTAGATTTTGAACTTGAATATCATCTAAATCAGCTAAATCAAGCTGCAAATTGCCAGAACCAGTCACTCGCATCTTAACAGACACGATATGATGTTCATATTCACCACCTTGATTTCTTTTAGCCACCAACATACCCCGTCTTAAATAGAGGGTCAGCTATTTTTACATCAACTGTTTCGGTATTATTTCCAGTATAAAAAGTATCATTTCGCTTATTTGGAACTAATGTATAGATTCCAGAAAGATTTTTAACTACTAAAAATGCAGGTTGACCATTAAAATCTAATCCCCCTTCTCCTACACCAGAAGGATTATAAGGTGCATTTACCCACGGACCAGTTGTAGGACCACTAGGAGGGTAAAAATCTCCATTATTCCAACCTGCTGTATCTCCAAGTATCACAAATACATCATATATAATTCCATTAGCATTTAATGTGCTACCAACATATATTTGGTCCGGCCCTCCGGCAATAATTCCAGTAGTTATATTAGTAGCTACAGTATTAACTACAGAACTGTTATTGCCGGTATGAGAAGGGTCACGAAAAATAGAATTCGCATTATGTGGCACAACTAATGCAAATAGAGGCCATCTTCCTGTAGTAAGAGGAAGATTAATTACTCTAAAAGCATTTGCATCTCCTACATAAGATGTAATCTGAACTGCTACAAATCCATAAGGGTCAGTGGTTCTCCAAAGACTATAATTTGCCTGATTTCTATTAGCAACGACATTATTTGAATCAAGTAACAAACTTCCAATAGCAAAACTTCCCCAATTATTTTGAGCTGTTCCATTCAAAATACCACCAGTAATACCAGCAAATCCTGGTCCTTTGTAATTTAATACATTAGTGCCTCCAACCGAACTCAAATATTCTGTCTGAGTAAATCCTGCTTGAGGAGTAAAATTAGGGTCAAATAAGGATATAATTGCACTACTAAGAGCTGCTGGATAATTGAACACTCCATCAAGAGTAAATCTAGTTCCAGGGTCACAAAATGCAATATACTGATAAGTTACACCAGCTTTATTAATATTAGGAGCTAATCCTGTAACTGTAAATTTGGTTTGACCAGTATTATCCATCCAACATCTAGAAAGATAATTATTAGCAACTTCTTGGGTTAATCCTTTGTTAGCTACCCATCCAGCACCAAAACTCTTAGCTCCTACACCTGCACCACCAGATAATCCTCTAATCCAAATGAAATGCGCAGGCGCAGGAAGGTCAATAGTTGTAGTTCCATCATTTCCAACATAGGTTCCTCCTACTGCAAATACTGGACCGTCAGGAACTCCAGAAAAAGCAGGAGGAAGTGCCCACATGGAGTTTTGATATTTTGCATTATGATGAAACAAATTATTCGATAAGTCAATAGGAAATGTGGGGTCATCTTCTTTTCCCCATACTCCTATATATTCAATAGCAACTAAGCCTCCAAAAACAGTTTGACTTACAGCACTATTAGGATGTTCTAATATAAATTTAACTGGAACTATACTTGTTGGGACAGTTAATCCCGTAGGATTATAAAGAATTCCACCCCAGTTGTAGTCTCCTGAATAGGCAGTTGCTTTATATACATAAGCTCCACCTGCTATACTATATCCAACTCTACCTGCGCCTCCAGCCCCTTGAAAAACATTAAATCCTGCCCAAAATGCTACAGGTCCAATAATTCCCCCAGGCATACCATACTCATCAGTTTCTTCACTTAATACTTCAATAGTTGCTAAAGCTGTAGTGCTTACGGGAGCAGATTGGTCTGAATTTCTTGGACCCATAAACTGATTTATCATCTCAATAGTGCCAGTATAATCAGTAAGAGTTCCAGAGCTAGTGCGTTGAACTCTTATATGACTACCATATATCCAATCAAGACTATTTAGGCTTTCTACCCCCAAAAGTTCAGGAACATCTGCACAAATCCAGTCATCTACATCTATACTCCAAAGAGTTTCTTGAGCAGATATCTGGCCCAAAAAACTATGTCTATGATATGTAGCATTATCTATTCCCGTTCCACTATTATCAGTAACATCAACAGTTGGAACATGATTAATATAAAGTCTAAATCTTCCTGTATCTGCAACATCGGCTGCAAATTTAATAAGAACATCAAATAGATACCATTTTCCTAAGGTAAAAGTAAAAGAAGAAGTATGTAGTAAAGTTTGGCCACCAACACTTCCATTATAGATTAGAACTGTTCCACTGGTATCAATTCTAATATCTATAGCTTGATTAGTTGGATTATAAGCATAAGCTCTCCAAACAATGTATTCATTAGTTCCAAGATTATTTACACGAACATAAAATCGTTCCCAAGAAGTTTTAGGAGTTAATCCTGTTCTAAATTGGTCTGTATATCTATCTTGATATGCAAGGGAAATATTACTACCTCTAATAGCAATTCCCATTCCCTCGCCAGTTCTTGAAGCTACTCTACTTCCAGCTTGAGAAAGACCAGTTGTATATGCTCCTTCTTCAAAATTTCCAGATGTTTCAAATCCAGTAATCCATCTACGTTGAGGAATAGGAACTGTAGGTGGAACTCCCGCAACATCATTACTTTGAAAGAGTATAACTCCCCACCAAACTAAATGTAAAGTTTGACCCCCTGCCTGTGGAGGATTTCCTACTTGACCTGGAACATCAACAAAATCAACATCACTTTTTAGATAATATCCAGAAGGCTGTGGATGACTAATTTCATAACCTAGTCCTGGAACAGCAGGAATACCATATGGCATTGAACCATATATTCCTTTAGTTCCTGTAATTGGACCCCCTCCGACAAGAGGCCAAGTAATACCAAATGTAGAAGCAGCAGTAAGTGGACAATGCCCAAAACCATTACCACCTGCTAGAGCAATAGCAGCATTATACTCTATTTGGTCAGAAAACCAAATTACATAATTTGCGTATGCTGTATAAGACATTAGTATACGCTCCCACCAGTAAATGTAGGAGTAACGGTGATAACACTACCTGCAATAGGTATAAATGGCACGACGGGGAATCGTTCTGCCCACATCAACAATCCATCGGAATTTCTAACTACAAAATAACCATATACAGTTCCAGGAGCATTAATAACTCCAGTAAAATTCCATGTTTGAATTGCATATGAAGCGAGACTAGGAGAACCAGCCGCAATAACCCAATTAGCAAAGACTAATGGTTTAGAAGCATATCCTCCACCTACAATTTCTGTAAAACTACCAGCAACAGAATTGAAAAGGGGAGTTGCATTATTTCCATATAATTTTAATGTCAAATCAGGTGTAAGAATTTTAGTTAAAGCATCTACTTCTGCTACATCTGGAACTATAAGTGACATAGCTACACCTGGTCACATCCAAATATGAGTTCATCTACGTTTACTAGAGCTACAGTATTTATATATACTGGAACTCCCTCAGAAATTTCAAACGTCCACGGACACCAACGAATATTCTTAGGGTCATAACCATTAGCATAATTAGCGTGCATTATTGTTCTATCAGTCATTACAATATATACAAGCTGATTTACTGAATCATTTACTATTTGAATGATACGATTCTTAGTCTTGAAATCTTGAGCTAACCAAGTAGTTTGAATCTTCCAAGATAATTCAGGTAGAATATATCTACCATTAAATAGTGTAATTCCTTTATAAGCAGCTACAAGAAGATAATCAATATTAGATGACCCCGAATCCAATACAGTTGCAAGACCATGAACCCCACAACCCATCGCATTATCGACACCAGAATAGGGCCAAAATGCGGGTTCCTGACCATTATCTATAAATGCACCCGTTTTGTTACGTTTAAATAAATATAAAATATCTCTTAATTCTGCTGCATTAGTGATGGGATTGCCATCAGGCGGCATTAACATTACTCCATCAATTTGATTAATAGCCTCGGGTTCTCCTATTGCACTTGCATATGCTAGTGATACATTACTATAATCACAATAGGTTACAAGTCGATTGTGGTAAGTTGCGAGTCCAACTCCCGCCGGTATCTGGGAAAAATTATCAATAAGATGAGAAGCGTCCAATAGTAAATCTTGGTCATAAAAGGATTGATTAGTAAGCGTTGTTGCCGTGTTATTAGGTATTGTTGCTCCCGGAATAAAGAATAATTGATATCCATTTACATCACCATTATATACTTGAATTACTTTAGATGCTACTAAATGTCGTTTAGTAACATGAGTAAGAGGAGAAACAGCTACAGTGCTAAAACTAACTGATAGAGCTGCTCCAGTAGTAAAAGCAACTAACCCGCCAGGAGCCGAAAGATATCCTGTATCGGTTTCAAACACATAACCAAAGATATGAACACCAGCATCAGTATGACCAGCTGCACCATTAGCGACAGTAACATTAACAGTTGGGCCAGCACCGGCAGCTTTACGGGCAGCAGTTCCATCACCTTTGTAAACATAGAGAAACTCGCCTGTTAAACCACGTTCACGATTAAGTTCCCCTACTAATTCAGTAGTAAAAGGAGTAATATAGGCTCGCCCTGCATATGGAACAAATCCAAAATCAGTCATTGCAGCAATAGTAAGAATAGGCCCATAAACAGTAAGAGCATCTACGACATGATAAATTTCTCCACCATCTACAAGAACAAGTAAAGTCTGCTTATCGGCTGTAGGATAGTTATAGATTCTTTTTATATTTTTTACAGGAGCCGCCAAATCCAAATGTATACCAATTCCATCCCGTGAACCAAAGCTATTATCGCCAATGAACTTTAGGTTATTACACTGGGAAAAATGGTCCATTGGCGTATCAACAATCGTCCCCCGATTGTATAAACCATTAAATGTATCGAATCGTATAGGTTCATGCTCTCTACTCATGTCATGAATCCACGCTTCTTAAAGGCTGCTCTAAATGGACGCCGACGAGTAAGAATTGTCTGTTTACCTTTAACACCAATACCAGTAGCTCTATCCATTGCTATTACAGCATATACATTCAGACTATTAGCACTAGCCTGATTCCTTTCAATAAATTCAGCACACAAAGCAGCCGTGCGATATTCAAGAAAAGTAGAAGCATTAATTACATTAATTAGAGATGTTTCATCAACTAGTGGAGTAAACAATTCTTTAATATAGTCAATCTTAATATCATTATCTCGATTACAATTAAGAAACTTAATTGCCTGACTTTCCCACACATAGAAACTAAATCTACCTGTTGGAGTTCCTTCTAGATTATGAGG